ATTGGTTCTTGAGTGGTTAATTCAAGCATATAATTCATATCACTTGTAAAGTATTTATCTTTAGGTTTTTTGAACAATAAAATGTCCTTAGTTCCACCACACTCTAGATAAAACATAATTATTTTATCTTTGCTATTTATAAATAGATGAGAGTTAGAACCCGTATTATTATTAACATTATCATATACATCCATATTTCCGCAAGTATAAAAATGATTTTTTCTAATACATGAAAAACGACCATAATGATTTAAATATGATTCTTTTGGTGGTGGAGGCCCAAAACGTAAATCTAATTTTGCTGGAATATTACAAATTGGGCAAATTTTACTGTAAAACATAATATATTCTCGTATTATTTTAAGATGAAATTTAGAAATCTACCAATATTAAATACTGATAAAGTCTCAGAGAGACTCCGCGAGGAACAATTTACGCACGAATTAATCAAGCGTCAAGCCGTAGTTGGAAAAAAAGATAATTCAGATGTATACTCCCAAATCAATCAAATTTTAACAGGAGTTAAACCAAAGTTTTCAACAGTTGATGAAGTTGTTTTAGATTTACGTAAAAGAACTGGATTAGCCAATTACTTAAATCAAATAAGCGCTAAAGATTCTGATGCTTCTCAAACAAAAATTGCTGAAGAAGATGATACTCCTAAAGCCTTTAAACAATGTAAAGATATTAAAATATTTATTGATAACTATATAGAAGATCGTCCAGGTCTTGCCATTCAAGCAATTATAGAAGCAATTCCTAAATATTTAAAGATGAAATTAAGCGATGATGCTCTAGAAGATGAGAATCTAAAAAAATATATAAATAAAGTTGTTCAAGTTGAAGAAAATGATGTTGATGATCAAAACTCAACTAATCTAGGAAAATTAGACACTACTGATTCTGATATTCAAGAAGACAATGATCTATTTGCTGGCTTTTCTAAAAAATAATTATAATTGATATAGATAATGTATGGATTTATTTGAAAAAATTAAAGATGATATTCTAAGCTTAGATCCTGTATATTGGTGTGAAAAATATCTAACATTAGATGGTAAACCATTTAGATTAACAAATAATGGTTATAAACCATTTGCTGATATTTATAGATATATAGGTGCCAAATCTTTAGAAAGAAATTCTAAACCTGTTGTTGTAGTGGCAGGTCGTCAGGTTGGTAAATCAACGCTTGCTGCCGCTTTATCATTATATTTTACAGCCTCTAATTTGTTTGGGAATAATAAAAATCCTCCAATGAGAGTTTTGCACGTTTTTCCCCAAGAATCTCACGTTTCTGAATATGCAAAAACAAAACTTAGTCCATTAATATCTACAGCTTTAATTGGCTCAGGCGGACCAAATTCTAAAGGTAAAATTAAATCTTATATTCAAGAACAAATTGATAATTCATCACCATCAAATGATGGTTTAACATTTAAACAATTTAAAAATGGATCTTATCTAAGAATAGATTATACTGGTTTATATGCTGATCGTATTCGTGGTAGAACCATTGATGCAGTGTTTTTTGATGAAATTCAGGACATGTTGGGACAAGCAATTGCTAATACATTAAAAGTATTAACCCAGGCTCAATATGGAGCAATGAGTGAAGGTGTTAGAGTATTCTTCGGAACTCCAAAATTAAAAGGCTCAGAATTTTGGAGAATGTGGAATAAATCAAATCAACAATATTTCCATTTAGGATGTAGTAATTGTGATCAACATTTTCCTCTTTATACACCTAATTCAGATGAATGGGAAAAAGTTTGGATAAGAGATAAAATAGTCAGGTGCCCTCATTGTGGATTTGAACAAGATAAAGTTAAAGCTGCAGAAAGAGGCAAATGGGTAGCAACTAGACCTGACGATGAATGTGACTTCATTGGATTTCATATTTCTCAAATGTATATTCCTGATTTTACCAAAGAAAAGATTATTAGAGAAAAGCCTGAAAACAGTGCAATTAATACTGAGAAAACTTTTCAAAATGAAGTATTAGGCGAGTTTTATCAAGGCGAAGCTTCTATATTAACGCCTGATCAAGTAATTGATATTTGTGGAGATAGAGAAAGAAAATTTAGAGCATATATAGAGCCAAAATCTGAACCAGTTGTTTTTATGGGAATAGATATTGGTGATAAGAATGACGTTGAACAGCTTGCTGATAAAGGCAAATCTAAAGGTCAATCTTATTCTACTGCTGTAATTTTAGTTCCTAAAGGAACAACATTATCAATAGAATTCGTTACTAAATTTAAAAAGAATGATACAGAAAGCAAAAAGGCAATTATTAGAGAATTAATGAAAAGATATTCTGTAGATGTTGCAGTTTGCGATATTGGTTATGCTCATGAGCTTTGTGAGCATATGCAAACAGAATATGGTGATAAATTTTTAACCTCTCGTGCTGGCGAAGTTAGAGATAAAGTTAAATTTGATCAAGAAATCTTTCCAAAAGAAATTAAATTCTCTAGAGATTTCTATATAGAAGAACTATATAATCAAATGAAAAAAGGTATTATTAGAGTTCCACTTGGTAATTCTGATCATATACTTTGGGCCATTAATCAATTTTGTAATTTAGAAATTAAACCAAGTATTTCCAGAACGGGCTTAGTTACTCCAAGATATGTTAAAAGTGGAGCAAACGATGCTTTCATGGCTTTATTAAATGCTTATCTAGCATATAGATTTTGGTTAACAAAAGGTTTTAAAGAGAAAAATCCTCTTTTATTTAAAGATAAAAAAGAAAAAGATAATTTGTTTTATTCTGTTTATTTGCCATCAAAAAGGCTTTAATATTGTAATATTCTAATCTTTTGGAATAAAATCTTCCATAAAGATATATATTATTAAGTAGAATGGCTGATAATATTAAAAAAACTGGAGTTCAATCTCCACCGTTAAATCATAGCGCTTATAAACAAGTTTCTGATTTTAGAAAAGAACAATTAAGGGGAGATGTTGACGCAGGAAGATTTAATGCTGGTCCTGGCGCTTCTTTAATAAAAGATACAACCAGTCTATCTAATGGATCTTCATTAGTTAGAAAAGCTTCTGCATCTGCCTCTATTACATATGAAAATTCAAATTCACTTTGGCGTGGCCCAAATAATTCTCAGCATCAAATGCAGCCAATCTATTCTCCTCTTTGGATAGATTCAAATTTAAATTTACCTAGAGATAGAGCTACAATTAATGCTTGGTGTAGAGCATTTTTTGCTTTAAATGGTATAGTGCAGAATGCAATTGGATTACATGCTACCTATCCAATTTCTAAATTAAATATTACATGTCCAGATAAAAAAGTTGAAAATTTCTTTAATGAAATGATTGAAGAAACAGAGCTTTTAAATATTTGCAGCTATATGGCTCAAGAATATTGGTTATTAGGTGAGACATTCGTTTATGCAGACTTAGATGAAAGACGTTTAAAATGGTCAAGATTTACAGTTATGAATCCTGATTTTATGGTTATTAAACCAACCATAATTCCATCTGAACCTGTAATCATGATGAAGCCAGATGAAAATTTAAGAAAAATAGTATTTTCAAATAAACCATCTGATTTGCAACAAAAGAAACAATTATCTCCTCAAATTATTGAGCACGTTCGTAGAGGAGAAAATATACCACTTGACAATTTCTATACATCACATTTATCTAGAAAGATTTCTCCTTATGAAATTCGTGGTACTGGTTTACCTGTTGGTGCTTTCCGTTCATTAATGTTATTTGATTTATTAAGAGAATGTAAATATGTACAAGCGCACAGCTTAGTTAATCCAATAACTCTTGTTAAATTAGGCCAAGGTGCAGATTACCGCGCTTCACCATCAGATATTGAAACCTGGAGAAATATCTTTGCTGATGCAGAATCAGATAAAAACTTCAAAATATTTGCTCATGATGCTATTTCTGTAGAAAGAATAGGCGCATCAGGTGCGGTAATGGATGTATCAAATGACGTTCAACAATTGCTAAAAGAAATTTACGCTAGTTTAATGGTTCCTCAAGTTATTATTGAGGGTGGTGGAGATATTACATACCAAAATGGTGGCGTATCTCTTGATGTATTACGTCAACGTTATATGAATTTTAGAAACAAACTTTCTCTTTGGTTAAAGAGAAAAGTATTTGCACCTATTTCTAAATTAAATGAATTTTATGTTTACAAAGATTCCAAGAAAGAATTAATTATCCCCGAAGTAGAATGGAATCATATGAGTCTTTTTGACACTAATGATTATATTCAAACTATTGGCGGAGCGGTTGAAAAGAAAGTAGTTTCAAAACAAACTTATTATAGATCTTTAGGTTTAGATTATGAAGATGAAAAGAGAAAACTTCGTCAAGAAAACGTAGATGATGCTATTTTAAAGAAAGAAGAAGAGGCTCTTAAATCAATGAATCTAAATGAGCTAAGAACAATAACAGATGACTCAGAGATTCAAGAACCAGAAGAAGCTCCAGTTCCAGGAGAGACAACCGAAACTCCAGGAGAATCAGCTCCAAGTTCCGATTCAAGTACGCCACCAGAATCATCAGGTGGCGGAGAAATGCCTAAATTAAATTTATAATATAAATTTTAATCTAATTTTCAGAGATACTAATATGGTTAATAAAGTTGCACAAAGAATGGGCTTTTGGTCCAAACTAAAAGAAAAGTTATCCCCATCACAATTACTTGAATATTTTTATTCTGATATTGCTAAGAATATGGATATTCTTCGTGAAAACGATAATGAAATTCGTGATTTAGCAATTCAATTAAAACCAGCTTTAAAAAATGCTGAATCATATTTTTTAAAAAATGAGTTCGCTAAAGCATTTTCTCCATTGCATAGCTTTTATTTAATAGTGTCTAAAATTAATGTTATTTCAAATAAAACAATTAAAGAAGTAAATGTTGACCTAAATCAAATTTTAGCTCAAGATATTTCTCCAGAAGAAAAAGCAATTTTACAACAAAAACAAGCTGGCATTTCTGAATTTGTTTATAGAAATCTAACAGATCGTGGCAGAGCTTTAAAATCATTAATGAAAAGATATCCAAAATATTTTGGAGAGATTAAGCAAAAAGAAGAGAAGTTAATAAATTCTGGTAATGAATTATTTGACACACTAAAAGCCACTCTAAAAGAATTGGCTTCTTTAAGAGCTTCAAGAAAAATTGAAGCTTATTTTGGCGTTTTAAAAAATCTAATCAATAAAATTAATAACTGGAATAAATCTTACCTCTCTTTCTATTATGGTACAGTTGTTCCATTCCTAAAAGAAGTTAAGGAAGATAAACAAGTCTTGCTAGAAGAGACCCCCGCGAGTCCACCTAGCGTTCAAGAAGAAGTCAAACAATCTCCTGGAGTAGTTAAAAAAGAGCCTGTGAATGCTCCAGAGGAAGCGCCAATCGCACCATCTGAAACTCCAAAATCAAATCCAATTATTGATGCGGAGATTATTCCACCTCCACCAAAACCTCCAGCGCCAAAACAATTAGGACAAGGTAAACCGCTCTCAGTAAGAGTTGTTGAGCCACCAAAAAGCTCTGGTGAGCCAATTGAATTAGGTGATAAAATTTTTAATAAAAAAGAAGAAAAGAAACGTAAGTTAGAAGAAGAATTTAAAAAATTTGATGCTTTAAAAGATGCCGTTGAAAAAGATAAAATTTTAGAAGAACGTAAAAAAAGAGAACAAGAGGCTTTGTTGGCTCTTACAACTGGTGGTAGATTTAAAAAGGATATGGAAAAAAACAAAGAATTAGCTCAACAAGAATTAGCTAAAGAAAAAGAGGAAAAGGCTAAACAAAATTTTCAACAAAAGAAAAATAAATCAAAAAAATAATGGAGTTAATTAAATCAGCAGATTTTTTTCTAAAGTTAGCTAAAAGCTATACTTTATCTGATTTATTTTTCAAAAAGCTTATAAAAATTTGTCTTAAATACAATATAAATCCTGCCGATGTTTTAACTGTAATGTATTCGGAAAGTAGAGTTAATCCAAGTGCAGTAAATAAAAATGGTGGTGCTGTTGGTTTAATTCAGTTTATGCCATCTACACTAAAATTCTTTGGGGCGTCTCAAGAAGAAATTAATAACTTTAATTTAAAGTCAGCAGAAGAACAATTGGATTGGGTTGAGAAATTCATTAAAAACACTATAGCTGCTTATGGAAATGTATTTAATAATGCTGTTACTTTTTATCAATCTATATTTTTCCCAGCTTCTATTAAGAAAGGTACAGATCTAGATACTGTTATTATAGATAGAAATAATCCTAAACAAACTCATATCTATGATGTTAATAAAGGATTGGATATGGATAAAGATGGTTTAATTAAAGTAAATGATTTAAAGTTGCTTTTAGATAAGCATATTAAATCAAGCGAGTTTCAAGCTTTATTAAAAAGACTAAATGATGCAGCTACTGGCGAAAATTTTGATAAAGCTGTTTCTACTATAGAAAAAGAAAAACCAATAAAAGAAAATAAAGAGAATGTTGAAAATGATAATGATGAATATTTCTCTTTACCAAAAGCCGCTTCATTCAAGATGTTAAAAGTTAAATATGGATTTAAAAAATGATTAGACGCTTGCCATCTGGAGAATATAGAGTTCTTTCCGAAAAAGGAAAGAATATGGGTACATACACGTCTTTAAAAAAGGCTAAGAATCGTTTACGTCAAATTGAGTTTTTTAAACATCAAAAAGCTTTGAATGAATATGAATTAGAGATCACTAAGTTAGCAGATGATAATGTTATTAAAATAGACAAGAAAGATTTAACCTTATCTGGAATAGTTAGAAAATTAAGAAATAACAAAAGTGTATTAAAAGAATTTTTAGAAAACTACAAATCTATATTTGATGAATTATATATTCATAATTCAAAAGATCCAAATAAAATTGCTTTATCTAAAGCAGTTAAGAAATTATTAAAGACACATTCTAAAGTAATTGATCATAGTATCATTAATGATATTAATGATTTAGATGCAGTTGAAATGGCTAGAGATGAAGATATGGTTTCTTCATTAAATACTTGGTATTCAACAGCGCCATTTACACAATCTACCAGAACTTGGCCAAATGATAAGGTTCGTGGAGATTATGATTATGAGTCCGACAACAGATATAACCACGATCTAAAAAAAGAAGAAGATAAGCCAAAAGGTGGAGCCTCTGATATAGCTAACGTTGGCCAGTTCGATCGTCCTGACACAAGTTCATTTATGGGCCCAATTCTGTTTATGTCAGGTCCATTATAATTAATTTAACATAGTATTATGAATTTTTTAAAACTAATTGATTTATATAATCAAAGTATATATAAATCAGCTGGATTAGTTAAAGTTCCAGAAAAGCTCCTTAAGCAAGTTGAAGATTATGCTATTAACGTTTATTTAAAACATTGTAAACTACAACTTAATTCTATTAAGTCTAATATTTCAAAAAGAAATGAACTTCAATCTATGTTTGATGATCAATTAGATCAGTTATATGAATTAGATAAATTTATTTCTCTTGGCAAAATTGATACTTTAACTGATAAATCAGGTATCAATATTACGATTCCATACTTTAATGGTTTAAGTATTGATGAAAACACAGGATTATTTGGAGTTTATGATTGGGTAAATTATCCGCCAGCACTTTCTATATTTATATATAAACATAATGAAAATTCTTTTAATTTTAGTCTTAATATAAATCATAAAGAAGAAATTGAAGTTGATATTGATTTAATAAAAAATATTACTAAAGATGAATTAATTAAATTGCTTTATAAAAATTATAATTTAATAATAGAAGTTTATAATGATTTTTATGACTTTGCTCATTATAAATTTGGTGTTTATAATGAAGAATATATTAAAAAAATTAATTTTTTAAATGGTTTTATTAATTCTAAAATAAATGATAGCGATATTACTAAAAATATATTTACATTTAGTTTAAATGATTTCAATCTGAATATTGATTCTTTTCAACATTTTCCATTATCAAAAAATAAAAAAGAATTTAAGTTTAAAGTTATTTTTGCATCTTCAGCTAAAGAGAAAAAACAAATATTTGATGATAAAGATTGGGCTGGATTATGGGTTCCTAATAGAAATAGTTATCCATTATTATATGTTTTTCAAAAAATACCTCTTAAAAGTGAAATTAATGAAAAAATCATTAATGCTGATATCTTAGATATTAAAAATACTGTTAGGCATGAATTGCAGCATGCATTTCAAACATTTGTTGAAAGAGGTAAAGATTTACCAGAATCTGCAGGACTTCCCTCTAAAACAATGAGAGATGTGAAGTATGATCCTTGGGGTCGTCCAATATCTAAAAAAGAAGATGATAATGTAGATGTAAAATCATCTGAAAAAAATGATAAAGAAAAAGATAATCTAGAGCATCATAAAATGGATATAGAGTTTTATACTGATTTAACAGACTCTATTAATAGATATAAACAATTTATTAGGAACATTCCTAAACCTTTATGGAAAACTGTATTTCTATATTGGATAGATCAAATTGAAGATCGTGATATTTATCTAAATATAAAAACCTATTTTAATAAACTAGAAAACAAACAATTTCAAGCAGATTTAAAGACAAAACAGTTTTATAAAAAAATAATAGGTATTAATGATGTTTTCTTTATTACTTTAAAGGTAGATCCTATTCAACAAGAAAAATATAAAAAAGCAGTTAAAGAGTTTTATAAAGAAGTCTCAAGTGATTTTGAAAATAGTACAATATAAGGTATATAATTAATGGCTTCTTTAGTCAAATTTGCAATACAATTATCATATAATATTTCCGAGCGCGAAAAAGATTTCGCTCGTAAAGCTCTTATAGGCTTAAAATATGTTAAAAACAATTTAGATAAATGTATTAACTATCTTAAATTAATTCAAACTCCATTCAAAGACAATAATGATTTAACTCCTGAAGATACTTGGAAAACCAGAGCCGCTCTTTGGCAATACAGAGATAATACAATTGATAAATTCAATACCTTTAAGCTAATTGCATTTAAATCTTTCTTAATATTAAATATATTTTCATCTGACACTCAAGTAGAAAACCTAAAAAAGACTTATGTAGTATCTATACAAGAGTTGGAAAATCTTGTTAATAAATTTAGTGATCTTTTTAATGATATAGAGTCTAAAGATTTTAAAGAAAATATGGTTAAATCAATAGATTTAATTGTAAAAAAATCTGATGAAATCAAAAAGATTATTGATGAAAGAATTGAAACTCATTTAAAACAAAATATTTTAGCTAAAACTTGGGTAGATGAAATGTCATCCGAGTTAGGTATTGATATAGAAGAAAATGAGCCACTGATTAAAGAATTAATTGAAAATAGGAAAAATAACTAATATACAAACATACGTTTGAGATTATTTAAGGATAATTCATGTCTATTGTAAAAACAAGTGCTGGCGAAATAATTAAAGTCTTCAAAACTGAAGAAGTTAAAGAAGAAATTAAGAAAAAAGCCGAAGCTGATTTAAAAGATCTAAAAACAGAACTAGTTAAAGAGTCTGTAAAGAAAAATAACTAAGGAAATAAATGTCTGACTTAATCGTTAAATTTGGAGAGAATTTATCAATAACTCAAGCGAGTATAATTTCTACTGATGCAGCATTATCAGATCCAAGAATTGTTGAGCACTTTAAAAAAGTAGCTGATGACCTAAAGAAAATAGCTCCCAAAGCTGATGACTTTTTATATTTCTCTGCTATTATGATGCACGCTGCTGAAGCTTCAGCATTAGATAATGAAGGAAATCTAAAAAAAGATGCTTCAGGTAATCCAGTTAAAGTTGGATGGGAAATTAATGGTGATTCATGGAAGTGGAAATCTTCAGATCCATCAATAGTTGCTTATAAAAATTGTTTTCCAGCCAAAACAAGAATTTTAATGCATGATGGTTCTGTTAAGAATATTGAAGATATTCAAGTGGGTGATTTAGTTATTACTCATAAAAATAGAGTTAAAAAAGTTAAAAAACTATTTAAAACTCCAATTAATTCTGAATTGGTTGAATTATCAATTGTTAATAATTTTAAAATTTTAACAACAAAAGAGCACCCATTTTATAAATTAAATGTACAAAAAACCATCTCAAACAGACCACAAAGAACACTTTTAAAAACTAGCCCAACTAATTTTGAATTTATTGAAGCTAATAAATTAAAAAAATCTGATATTTTACTTTCTCCTGTATTAACAGAAATAGTTGAATCAGACTTAACTGTTGACAAAGCTAGATTATTGGGATATTTTGCCGCTGAAGGCTCTTATGCTAAAAAATATAATAAATATCAAGGTGCTGTTTTAACATTTAATTTAAATGAAGAACATACATTAGTTAAAAATGTTATTAGTTTAACTAAATCTATTTTCCCAAATTCTTCAATTTCATTATGGAAATCAACAAAAAAGAATACATGCTCAGTTTATATTACTGGAAAAAATGTTGTAGATTTCTTTAAAAACCATATTGGTGAATATAGTTCTCAAAAAACTTTAAATAAAGAGATTGTATTTGCGCCAAATAATATTAAAAAAGCTTTTATTTTAGGCTGGTTGGAGGGCGATGGCCATGTTGAAAAGAAATATGGGCAAGTAATTGGAATTACAACCTCTGTAAATTTAGCTTCGCAAATTTCTTTAATGTTAAGTTCATTAAATATTGCAAGCTCTTTAAGGTTCAAAGAATTAGAAGGTACATATAAAATAATAAATAAAAAATATGGCCCAACACCTTGTTCTAATCTTTATAGAGTAGAAATAAACGCATCAAATGCTCAAGATTTAATAAAAGATTCTATTAATTTAAAATTTACTAAAAGGGGATCATTTAAAAATATATGCAGATTTTATGATAATTATAAAATTAGCACAATTAAAGATATTAAAAATGTGCCATTTTCTGGCGATGTATATAATTTTGAAGTAGAAGACGATAATTCATATGTTGCCAATAATATTATAGTCCACAATTGCAATGGCGATATTTTTCCAGAGCCTGAATTATTAAAAGCTTATAAAAAATGGGTTGGAAAACCGCTTTGCGTTGATCATAAATCTAGTCAAGTTGATTCTGTTAGAGGAATTATAGTAGACACATATTATGATCATCAATTTAAAAGAGTAATTGCTCTTTGTGCGTTAGATAAAAAATCATACCCCGAGCTAGCCCATAAGGTAGCGTCTGGGGTTTCTGCTTCTGTATCAATGGGTACAGCTGTAGGTAAAGCGATTTGTTATGATTGTGGTTCAGTAGCTAGAACAGAAAGAGATTTCTGTATACATATGCGCACCAAATCATGTTATGGTGAAATTAATTGTGACTTAAATCCAATTGAATTATCAATTGTTGTTAATGGGGCTGATCCAAAAGCTAAAATTAAACATGTTATAGCTGCTGCAAATTCTTTAAATCAATATCTTGAATCAAAGAATTATAAAAATGCAGCTGTTACTAACTTAATTGAAACTTTAAAAGAAAAACTTTCTCATGCAGATGAAAAAGAATTGGAACAAATCTCAGAATATATCAATAATTTAAAATGGGATAAGATGGGTGATGCGCTAACAAGCGCAAAGAGCCTTGAAGAAGTCGAGCCTTTTACACCTTCCAGAGTTTCTAGTCAGTTTGGAGAGGGTGATATAGAAACTTCTGAGACAAACGGAATTGCATCTCCGCAAGAAAAACTTGCTTCTCAGGAAAAAGATTTAAATTCTATCAAAGAAAAAGTATCATTGATAGAGAGTAACTTAGAAAAATTAGCTTTACAAATTAATAATAAAGAGGATATAATGTCAGGTGATATGAAAAAAGAAGGTTTCTTACAAGGTGGTGGCGGTGTAAATGAACCAACATTAGGCAAGCCAAAATATGAAAAAGAAAAACTAAATGAGGAAGCCCGTAATCATTTAGACAAACATATGGTTGGTAAAGCGCCATTTACTGGTGTTGGAAAACCAGAAGATCTTTTCCCTGGCGATCTAGAAAAGAAAAAACTTTTAAAAAGAGCTGAAGAAGAGCAAACTGAGCGTAAAATGCGCAGACAAGCTGCTTTAGAAGCTGCTAAACAAGCTTATCTTCAAGGTGGCGGTGGCGTTAATGAGCCAACTCCAGGAAAGAAAAAATATCCTGTTGATCCACTTAATGAAAAAGCTCGTAATGATTTAGACAAAGCTATGGTTGGACAAAAACCATTCCCAGGCGTTGGCGATGTAGAAGGTTTGCATCCATCACCTGCTTCAGTTTCAGAAAAAGATGAATTGAAACGTAAACAATTACTACAACGCGCCTCATTATCATTAAAATTTGTTAAAGCTGCTAAAGAAGATGGATCAGATGACCTTGCTAACTCAGCTTGGCAAGCTTATCGTGGTGATAAATTAGTCTTCACTGCTTCAGTCAATGAATTAACAAATGGTAAAGTTGAAGAATTTTATGATTCAGTTGCTACCAAGAAATTTGGAACCAAATTATTTAATGTAATTAAAGAAGCTGGTGTCGAAGCTGCTAGTAAAATGTATAAGAAAGGTCAAGCTGCTCCTGCTCCAGAAATGGCTCCTCCAACTGCAATGCCAGAAATGCCACAAGCTTCCGCTCCAGTAGCCTCAGCGCCTCCAGCTTCATTACCAGAAGCTCCTGCCGCTGATATGGGCGCTTCAGATCCACAAGATCGCGTATTACAACTTGCTGAAGAAGCTCGTAATGTAACTGCTGATTTACTTGAAGCTGTTCGTTTACTAACTGGTGAACAAAAAGAAATGGGCGAATTAGAAAGTGCCGTTGCTCCAAAAACTGCGAGCATGAAAAAACTATATCGCATGCGTCGTCATCTAAATGCTGGCCTAATTGATTCATTAGGTAAAACAGCTGCCGAACTAAAACTTAACGAAGAAGAATTAAAAGCTATTGCTGAAGATATTCTTGGTGAAGATTTTGGTTCAGATAGTGAACATGTAGAAGGATTAGTTAATGAAGCTGTTGAAGAAACAATGGCCACAATTGCTGCTGCTCATAATTTAATGACAGCCTTTGGCAAATATGCTTCAGGTACAGAAACTTTAGTTAAACAAGCTAAGAAAGAATACAGATTAGCTAAAACAGCTCAAGATGCTATGGTTGAAGATGGTCATGGTGATTTTTCTTCAGATGATGACGAAGTCGAAGCTTGGGATGCCAATGATCTAGATGGTGATGAAGAATTAGTTGCTGATACATCAGACGACATGGATTCTGTAGATGAAATGTTAAACGATTTAGATCAACTTGATTTAGATTTAGATATGGCTGATGACTTAGAAGCTGATGACTCATTAGAAGATAAGGATGAAATGATGGCTCCAACTGTTCCTTCTGCGGCAACTGGTGTTGTCAAAGATAGTAAAGGCGTTGAAAAACAAGCTGAGGATCGCTCTACAAAAGAAGGTCGTTCTGCTTACCGTGCGAAACTTGCTGCTAAATCACATGAATTAACTGATAGTTTACTTGACAAAGCCCATCCACAAGGTGGAACTACAATTAAATTTGATGTCAAACCATCAGGTGATGGCGCTCATGTTGAAGATCAAAAAGAACAACATGATAAGATTATGGCTGTAGTTACTGCTCCAGTTAAAGTTCGTAAAGATGCTGAAGCCATTCATAATCTAATTGCTAATGGCGAATTAGATAGTGCAGATCTAGATGCTTTAGTTGCCGCTGGTGCTGATAAAGCCGCTGTTGAATATTACAAGAAATATTATTCACAAATGGGTCGTGAAGGCGCTGAATTTGCTTCAGAACTCGTCAAAGAACATGTTAAAGCTGAAGTTGATGAACAAGTTAATGCTTTCAAAGTTAAAATTGCCCGTGCTTATGAAGTAGCTTATGATATGGCTCATCGTGGTCTCGTCGCTGATGAACCAAAAGCTATCTCAGCTGAAGTTGAAAAAATTATGGAATGGAATGATGAAGCTTTTGAATCAGTCAAAAAAGTCATCGCCCGTCATCCAGTCAAACAATTAAACAAACAAGCGTCAATGCCATCAGTTGGATTAATTGATAACGATGTTCGTACTGAAAACAAACCAAGCGATCTTAAATCAGAGTTAGAAGCTTTATTTAATCGTAAATATCGTTAATATTTAATCTAATAGGAAAATAAGAAAATGACTTTTGTTAAAAGTAAATTTGGTGCTGAAGTAGCACAAGGAATGAATAAATCACTAAATAGCGTTAAGTTTAACGAACTATTTACACCACTAAGAAAAATTGCTTCTGATGAAGCTGCTACTCCAGAAGTAAATAACGCTTCTGATGGCACTCCTCATGTCCATGATAATTCATGTGCTGATGATTGTGCTGGTGCAAGTGATTCTGGCGATAAAGATGAAGCTAAAGATAAGCCAGAACTAAAAGAAAAACCAGATGCTAAAAAAGCTCTTAAAGAAGCTATTGATGCATTACTCGCAGTATCAGACTTTTTAGATGATTGTGATATGGAAAAAAGTGCTTCAGCTGTATTAGAAGCGGCTGACACCCTAATTGCAGAAGCTAAAGTTAAAAAATTAAAAGAAACTGCTAAAGGTAAATCAGAAAAAGATAAAAAGAAATCATTAAAAGATTCACTAAAAAAAGGTAGTGGCGTTTCTTCAAAAGACAAAATGAAAAATCTTCGTAAACTAAAAGATATGAAGAAAACCAAATCAAAAGACAAAAAATGAGATCATATTCATCTTCAATAATAAATCAGCTTGATAAAGCATTATCTAATGATAATGTAGATAATGCTTTAGATCATTTAAATAAAGCTGCCGAAATTTTTGAAAAAAACGGTATAGATGTTTTAGCCGAAGATATTACTTCAATAATTGAAAAGTTTGCTAAAGTAAAGAAATCAAAATCTCCAAAAGAGGCTCTTGAAGAAATCAAAAGCAAAAAATCAAAAAAGAAAATAAGTAAAAAAGCTCAACCTGAAGTATCATACGCTTTATATGATGATAAAGAGCCTCACGATTTTGAAGATGAAGAAGATGATTTTATAAAAGAATTAAAATCAGCTGTAAAAGAAGATACAGGCCATAGTCTTGAAAGCTACGAAGACCTGTTGAAACAAGATGCCGATGATAGTCTTTTTATAGATGATCACGAAAAAGATGAATTATCTGATGATAAAACTCCTCCTTGGTTGAAAAAAATACGTGAAGAAATTCCTGATTATGAGCCATGTCATAGTTGTGGTTATGATCATGAATATGAGCCAGAAGAAGCTCGTAGATTTCATTTAGATAAAATGCAAAAAGGCGAAGAAACAGAATCTGAAGAAGATTGGGTTTAAATAAATAAAAAAACAATGAAAAAGCTGGGAATTCCCAGCTTTTTTTGTTATATCTTATATAGATGAAAGTTTATAAATTAAAAGATTTCAAAGGTGGTTGGATTGTTGGAGACTTTTTGCCAACATTATTTACCTCCAAAGACTTTGAGATTGCTATTAAAAATTATAAAAAAGATGATTATGAAAAGAAACATCATCATAAATTAGCTACAGAAATTACAATAATTGGGAAAGGTTCAGTTGAAATGAATAATGTTAAATATTACGAAGGTGATATTATTTATTTGGAACCAAATGATTCTTCAAATTTTAAAGCTTTGGAAGATGTAATAACTTTTGTTGTTAAATTTCCATCTATACCTTCAGATAAATATGTTGATGAGGAATAAATGTTAAGAATATTAAATCGTGGAGATATGTTACCATTATCATTACCAGTTTCTCCAGCAGCTACCTTTCAACCAGGAAATATTGCTCAATTTATTATTTTAGGAAATCAACAATTAGTTGGTGTTTCCGATGGACAAGCTCCACTTGGTATAATTGACGATGTTAAAACATCTACATTTACATCTGTTTCTTGGGATGAGGCGGTAATTACTCCAATTATTACAGCGACACAAATTATTGGTGGAAAAGTTTGCACATTGTATGATACAACAGTTCTATTATTAAATCCAAATGTAGACTCTACATCATTTATTTCTTTAGATGTTGATTGCGAATTAAAACCAAGAAATGGTGTTGTAATTTTCCCAGCAGGAACGGCATTAAATTTTGATCAAGCTGGTTCAGGTACACCTGACTCAATTAGAACAATTGTTAGATACTCGTATCAGGTTCCAAATACTCCTGGAGACGATTCTACGGCAGCTACAAATAGAGTTACTGTATGGGTTGGAAGGTTATGGGCAGAGACAGATATTTTTGAAACAAATCAAAACTATCCAGTAAACGCAAATTTATTTGTAAATGAAACAGGACAATTAACCACAAGACAGCTAACAGCCAATCAACCAGCAGTTGCAATGGTTACCGCCCCTCCTGGACCAATGTATTCAGCGCTACAATTCTTGTGGTGGTAATCAATAAATAAGTATTTTACTGTGTTAGAGTTTATTTTAAAGTATCTCTCTAAAAGATATGATTTGCATGTTGGAAATATAGGTTATAGAGCTTCTACAAAAGACTTTAATTATTTTGATTCTTATCATGAAGGCACAAGTAGATTATGGATTGGACAAGATGGTGCTGAACAAGAAACAAAAGATAAATTTGGCCTAAGATAGATTTGACGCATAATCTCAATGATTAAAAAAGCATTAAATAAGGAATAACCATAATAATGAATTCTTTTAATAAGAACCTACAAAAAGAGCTTCGTGATAATTTCTTAAAAGAAGTACAAAAAAGAAATTTAATCAAAGAAGAGCCTATTACTAAACAAGCTTCAAAAGAAAAACAAGAATTTGTTGTTCCAACAAAAGAAACTTTTGATACAATGTTTTTAAAACTAACAGCTAAACTTCATTCATTAGGTTTAATGAAAGAAGCTAATGCATTAGAAGAAAAATATCTATTATTAAAAGAAGCCGAAGTTCATCTTTATCATTGCAAAGAAGAAAATGCTTTAGACTATGTTAACCTTGCTCATCCAAAAGGTGGAGAACAATTAATGGGTTCTCCAGAAAGCAAAGTCGAAACTACAATTGAACAACAAGCTAAAATTCTAAAAGAGTTAGGGAAAAAACCTACACGGAAAATTAGCAAATAAAATTCAAAACGCTTTATTAAAATTAGCTGACGAAGAAGAGCAAACTGGAGTAGATAAATTTGTTGCTAAAAAAGATTATGAAAGTCAAAAGCAAACTAAATACATTTATGATTTAGAACAAAAAGCTACTCATTTGGCAAAAACAGGATCTGAAGGAATTGTTAATTTATTAAACTCTTTGAAGTTAGAAAAATTAAAAGTGTATTTAGATGATCCTATTTTTATAAAAAACTTAACAAATATAAGAAATGATTTATCAGATCTTTTAAAAGAGAAACTATATAAATATCGCCTAGCTTCTAAATATAGTGTAAGCGGAGATAATGGTGTTGGATCTTATGGATCTGGAACAATAACTGGCACTCCAGTTGTATTAAAAATATTAAAAATGATAGATGCATTTAGCGCTAATCTTGTTGAAATTCAAAAATTACCAAAAGTTAAAGAGAATGAAGATTTAAGTAGTTATTTAACAACTATTGCTCCTAAAATTTTAAAAAATAAAGAGTTATTATTAGGTTCTTATAATATTTTAGATAAAAGCGATTTTAAAGCAAGCGATTTTAATGAAGGCCAAGCTAAAGGCTATGAAGTTTCAAAAGAAGATATTTTAAAATTGCTAAAAACTCAATTTGGCAAAATCCAAAATATGGATGGTCAATTTGGTAAATATGAGTCATATATAAATGGTTTAGATAATAGCAATCCGCATAAAACAAAATTAAAAGAATTTTGCGACTATTACAGAAATGGGTTAGTTAGAAAACTTTATTGGGCTTTAGAAAAAACAATAGGTGAAGTAGAGAATATAAAATCTAACTTTTTATCTGAATCAATTAAAACACTTAATTATAATTTAGCACAACTAACTGCACCTTATACGGAAGAAATTAAATTTGCTAAGCCAGCAGATTTGGCTGGTATAACAGCTTATGTTGGAAGCTTTATTTCACAAGTTCAACCATTCTTAACCAAATTATCATCAAAGTTTAAATAAAATGGATAATAGATTCTTTATGTATAAAAAAGCTGGACCACCAGGCTCTATTGATGAAGTTTCAACACAGGAAGTTCCAAAACCTAAAGCTCCTGTTTTGCCAGGAGACACAGTTGAAAAACCTAAAGATTCACCAAAGCCTGCGCCAGCACAAAATAAACCTGCTGTTCCAGGAAACTATACTGCTGCCCCCAAATATTTTACTCATCAAAATGTAAAAGTTATGCAACAAGCTATTATGAATTTGCATACACTAATTCAAGCCAAAGAAGCTACTTCTAGTAAAGAAGGTATGTCATTTTCTCAATTCTTGCAATATCTAATGGATAGATATATTGCTAAAGGTAAAATTCAAGGCCAATCATATCTTCAAGATGATTTAGGCGTTGAACATAGAGAAGAAAAAGGAACTCTTCCTGGAGCTTTGTCAAAATCAAAAGCACAATCATCATATTTTAAAAATTTTATGGACACTATATCAAATATAGGAAAACATAAAGGATCATTATCAGAAGAAAAAAAAGCTGATGGTGTTTGGGGAGAAAGAACCCAAAACTCTATTAGAGTTATTTATGGCTTTGCCAAGATGATGATTAGCGTTGAGCAAGGTCTTGGTTTAGAGCCAACCTATAATTCTTTAAATGTTTTAGCTTCTATTGCTAAATATAAAGATACAGATGTTTCAAAAATTCCAGAAAAAGCTCAAGCAGCTTTAACTACAGCTGAAGAAATTAATAAAATTGGTGAAGCTTTTGATCAATTTTATACTAATGTATTTGGACAATATAATTTAGAAACCTCTGGCAAAAAACCATTTACTCAAATTAAACCAAAATCATATACTGATAAAGGTATTGGTGAAGGTAAAAAAGTTCCTTCATTAGATGAAACTCTTGGCAAAAGCAAAGAGTTATATGAAAAAAATGTCAAATCAAAAATTCCTAATTTAGTTATACCACAAAACCTAACTACTGGTGAAGGTAATAAATTAGCCCCATTATTTGAAGATATTTCTTCAGTACAAAATTTAAAAAATTGGCTTTATAATAACAAAGTTATAATAGATAATAACTGGGCTTATTTGAATTTAGGAAAAGCTACTGGTGTTATTAAAAATCTAATAAACCAATTAAAATAAGTATCTAATATAAATCTTCTAAATTCATAATTCCATATACTTGTGATGGGAAATCAATCTATTTTTAAAGACCAAAATCTTATTAATGCATTATTAGCAGTCAATTTAAAACAAGCGAAAAATGTTGTTGATAAAGAGTTACAAAAAGTTGCCCAAGATGCCGCAACTTATAATAAAGCTTTAACCGATATTGCTAAATCATTAGTTAATAGATTATCTGAAGAAGGCTCTGATAAACCAGAATCTGGCGCATTAAATGCTGCTGGAACTCCTGCTAATATTGGCGTTTCGGAATTATCAAATATCCCAAACTATATTGCGTTTCTTGGACAAGAAAAAGTATTATTTAATAACAAATTAGTTGTATATTTTAAATCTGAAACATTTCAAGATGTCAAAGACTCTTCTGAACAATTCGTTCCAGAAGCCGATAGAAAATCATATAAAGCATTTCCAACCAGCTTAAAGAATCTTACATACTTTTATAATCCTGAATTATTAAAGAATTATACGACATCGTTACTCAAAGAGGCTCAAGAGTCAGACAACAAATTATTTATCTTAATGATGGGCAATTTAATTAATGACTTAAACTCACAGTTGAAGCTTGGCATTACTGGCAAGACTGACGGTGGCAAAAAACTAGATGAAGATCTAGCTGTAGATTATTTACCCAAATTAATTAATTTAACAAACAATAAAGAAAAGGGTCCAATAGCTTTAAAATTACAAAATTTAAAAGATAGCAATGCTTTTTCTATATTTGTATTTGGTAATAATTTTCAAATAACTGATGGAAAAGCTCCAGCTGTGAAATTAGAAGATGCAGATCATTTTTGTAAACTATTAAATTACTTACATGAAAGAGCTAAAGCTTTATTATCAACAGCTAGTTTAGAAGCTAAAGAATATGTTGCTAGAGTTGAAAAGCTAGCTTCTGAAACAAGTTGCGCTTTAACTGGTGAAAAAGTTTCAAATCAAAAACAAACTGATTCAGGTGAAGGTGGCACTGGTACAGGTGATGGTAAAGATTCACAAATTGTTTGGCCTCTTGTTCAAGGCGCTCTGTTAAAATCTCCATTAACTAATTTTATCACTTCAATGAATGGTTACATTAAAGCCAATCCAAAATTTGCTGAGGAGTTAAAATCAACAAATATAGCTCAATTATTTAATGATTTGGATACAAGTGAAAAAGAACTAGCTTCTCAAATGGGCGGTAATTGGGGAGCTGTAGACCTAAAAGGTTCAGCTTCTGAAGTTGCAGAAAGAGCTTTTCAATTATATAAAGATCAAGATAAAAACAAAAAAGTTAAAGGTACAATGCAATTATTAGATGCAGCTTTAACTTTAATTGAAACAGTTAATTCTATTATGATGCAATTGAAAGAAACTTCAATGGCAGCTAAGCAAAAATATGAATATGGTATTAGTAATCAATTGTCTTTAGCTAAAATTCAAACATATCAATTGCAACAAGCAATTGATGTTGGAATTAAATACTTAAATCAAAAAGTAACTGGAAAATTTGGTGGCTAAATGATTAATGAAGAGTTTAATAAATTTGGAATCTCCAAATATGCAGACATTCCTATTTTAGATTCTTTAGTTAATTTATTCAAGAATCAAATTCAAACCAATATAGATGAAATTAAAAAAGATCCAATAAATGGAATATTAAACTTAGCTGTTCCAGCAGTAATTACAGCTGCATTTGGACCAATAGCTGGTATAATATTTACTATTATTTCAGAAGTATTTGGTATTGATTACCATAATATATTTAATAACTTAAGAAAAGATTTTAAAGATTTAATTGCTGGTAAAAAAGAAACTAAAGAAAAGATTACAGACGAAGAGATAAAATCCAAAATTAATGGAGTTGTTGACCCTGCATTTGCATCATCTAAAGATGATCCTAGTAAGTTAAACAAACTTCTAACAGAATACTTACCACAGCTCAAGAAAACTGAAGCGTCTTTTGAAAGAGACGAAATAGTTAAGAACGCTATTCTTGGAACTTCTATTGTAAAAGAATCAATTAAAAATGTATTTAAGAAAATGCTATTTGGCACTTTTAAATCATTATTCAAATCTGTTTCCGTTGGTGCTGCTGCTACAGCAGCAGGAGAGCATAAATCTCAAAAGGGCGGAGACTCAATTGGAGCCAAGCCAGCTTATCAATTTAAAACAAGTTCAAATATTACTGAATATGAAGAGTATCATAAAAATGATTTATATGCTTCATGGATAATTAACACCTCTCCAAATAATATTAAAAATACAATAATATCTTGGGCCACTTCTATTTATCCAGAGTTAAAAGGACATGAAAATTTAATAACTTTTAGCTCTAAATTTAATGATTTATTATCAAAATTTAAAAAAGAAAATCCAAACACAAGCGTTAATCAAACAGATGTTCCAAATGATTTGACATCTAAAAAACAAATAGTAGATTATTTTATAGAAGAAGTAGGTAGGTTATATGCAAAATCTACTTAATATTTATTTAAATAAAATAGCCAAAATTTCAATTGATTCATCTTTATTAAAAGATGCGCAGGCTCATGTTGAAAACATTATAATTGGTAACATTAAATATGTTTTAGATTATAATGTTTTAATTCCAATAGGTGAAATTTTATTAAATGGCAATACTAAAACTCTAAAAGAAGATATAAAAACTAAACATTTAAAAACATACATTGATCAATTATCAAGTGTGCCAGCAATTCCTTTTGGAAAATCAAAAAGAAAATTATTAGATTATAATGGTTATTATGTTGAATTAAAAGTAATTTTTTTAAAAGATGTAAAATCTGATGGTTTTTGGGATGAGTTAAATCTTCCAGATAAAAAAATATTAGGAATTTTAGAAGTTAATGTAGATCTATTAGAAATAGAGCAAATTTTATATTCTAATCTTTCAGCATTAAATATAATTTCTGAATTGCAAAAAATAATTGATAATGCTAAAAATACAGTAGAACATGAGTTAATTCATGTTCATCAATCTTATATAAATAGAGAAAAGAATACAGATTTAGCTGGTACACCTTCTAAAAAACATCATTTAAAAGAAACAGAAGATACACCTCACGCTTTACTTGCAGTAGAATTTTATCCAAAATTACAAGACTCTATAAATGAGACAAAGATAGCTTTAGATAAATATTTATTTTTAGATGGAGTTCCAAAACTTATATTTAATTATTTAGTAAATATAATTACAGAAAAACAATTTATAAGAGAATTATTAAAGTTGATATCTAAGCTAGATGACAAGTCTGAAGACAAAGATTTCTTAAGATATCTAATGACAAATTATAATTTGTCTCCACGAACTCATAAGTTTTTCAAAGATTTAAAAAGTAATAATTTACCGTTATATAAAAAAGCAGTTTCGGTTATGTTAAAAGAATTTGATTATTGCTTAAAGTAAGGTAATAAAAGGAAATATAAATATGCCACGTACTGGAGATAGCGAAGTTTTAGAATACTTTAAAAAGATTTATGATGAAAAAGGCTTAGATAAAGCCATTTCCAAAACTAAACCTTCTAAAGAAGAAATTGATTCTACCAAAGGATTGTATGATATTATGCCAGATGGCATTTTTAAAGACAAAAATCCTGTTGAAGTAGCACATCCTGAAACATTTGTATTTTCTGATGCTTTTGATAGAGCTAATGGAATTATTGGCAACAAAATAGAAAATCAAACAAGAACATTAAATTATTTAAGTTCAGGTCCATCAGCAATGCTTTATCGTTATGATAAAGTTGCTAATGATTTAACTATGGATTTAATTAAAATTGCTAATTATATGGATTCTATTGGGCAAGAAGAGTTGGCTGCTTTAGCTGATAATTGCTCAACTTCATTAGTGGATAGTAAAAAAAAAGCCTTAAATAAAGAGGCTATCGCACCAATAGCTGTTGCAGGCATAGCTTTAGCTGCGGCTTATCTTTATGGTACTTATTCAATGCCTTCAGATCAAGGCGTTTCAATTATGATTGATAAATCAATTTCTGAAATTAAAGATATTTTAAACCCATCTAGTTCTGACCCATGGTATAAAAGAATGTGGGATTGGCGTATGGAAAATTCTAATTCAAAAGATAATCAATATTTCCAAGAGTTTTTTAAAAAATTGCAAGCATTAAAAATTGCTTTTAAACAATATGATAATTTAGATTGGAAAAATTTAGGTATTGACAAATCAATTAAGAATATGGGTCCAGAAGAATTAGCTAGTGTTTCAAGTGATTCTGGAATTCAATCAAAAATTAAAGACTTTAATAAAACTGTAGAAGTATATTTTAAACTATCAAATGAAATTTATAATGAAATTGATGACGCTATTGATGTAATTAATCATATGGCTCAACCAAAAGAAGCTAGAAATTCATTTATGTTTGGATTAAAAGAATTATCTGAGTATGTAGTTCCATCAGAATATTATCAAGCTAAAAATTATTTACAAGCTCTCAAAAAATCAATTGGAGATTCAATTAAAGATTTCCAAAAACGTCAAGATAAAATTAATTCAATTGGACCAAAGCTTGAGCAAAAAATTGAAGAAGGCAAAAAGAAAATTGAAGACACAAAAAATGTTGGAAATATTAAAAAAGGCCCTGAAGAAGAGGAAGAAGAAGGCTCAGGTCTGCAAAACTCGATGGAAAAAAATCTTGGTTTAGAAGGACTATAATAAATGAATCCTTTTGCTGATGGTATTAATAATGCTTCTACCTTTATAGTTAAAAATAATAACGCTCGTAAAGCTGTAAAAGTTATGGGGGTTAATATTGCTGCTGGTAATTCTTATAATTTAATGGATCTGCCTGGAGTTATTGAGGCAGATATAAAAGTCTCTCTTTTAAAAGGTGTATTAAAGCGTAAATTATCTATTGGCGAGATATCTATCACGGCTTGTGATTTAGATTTAACAGGCTTTAATACAATCCAAAATGCATTTATTCAATCAAATAATGTTCAAAGCGCGCAATCGGCAAATTTTTATGTTGCAAATTTAGCTACATTAGCATTAGTAAATGACGCACTTTATAATAATGGAACTAGAGTATTTGTTAATACATTAAAAGATATTTATGTTTTAGATAAAAGCGCTACACAAGGTTCAAATGGTAATACAATAGTTTCAACATTAAGTGGATCTGGAAGATGGTTTAGAGAAATAATTAAAAATCCAGCATGGAGCTGGCAGCCAAACTGGTATGTTGACGCTTCAATTGGCAATGATGAAAATGATGGTTATACTTCATTAACTCCAGTAAAATCATTAAGTGAAATTGGTAGAAGACTTGGTAGAGGCGGTCAATCATATGCATATAATGTTTATATGTTAACTGATCAAGATCCAAATGATATACCAGTATTTGATTTTTCATTAAGAGATGGATATAGTAATGGTGCCGTTGCACCACGTACAAGATTATTAATTAAAGGGACTAGAACAACATTAACATCTGGAACAATTTCTGCAACTAATGATTGGTTGCCATCATCAAACAGATCTACAGAAGTTACTGCTACTGGAATAACTTGGGCTAATTATATTGGCAAATATATTTACATAACAGGTGGAACAGCCACAAATGTTGGCTCTGGAGCTTTTATAATGAAAGATCTTGGTGCTAATACTATTAGAACAACAAGGCCATATAATCCATTAACATTTGCATCTAAAACACTTGCAATAAATGATACCTTTGATATTGTTAAATTTACAAAAATTTATAATATTTCAGTTACTGGTGCAGTTGGAACGCAATTTTTTGATTGTGAATTAGATAAATCAGCATCTAATACTTTAATGGGATTTAATAGTTTATTATTTACAATGACTAGATCGAAAATCTATTCAAGTTCTGCTAGTGGAACTTCATTATTAACTGGATCAGGTGGTACATCATTTAATCAAACATTAGTAGAATTAAATTCTAATACTTCAACATTAGCAATTAATACATTTAATGGCGGAATTAACATAAATAGTTTAACATTTGCAACTGGTTCTGGATTTTTAAATGGTATTATTAGAATAAGTGATAATACTTCGTTTTCAATTATTTCTTTTTCTGATACAATCTCGCAAAATGCTAGATTTATTATGCAAGGAATAAGATTTGGTGGATGTGTAGCGTTTGGAACATCAGGCAGTGATGCATTTGGTGCTTTTGATACACCAACAGGGCAGCCAACATTATTTATTGCACAAGGAGCTAGATGTTCAATAGGTGTAAGTGCAGCTAGTACATTTTTTGGATCAGGAAATGAATTTTTATTTAGATTAGAAGGTGGTTCAAGCCTTACATATTTTACTGCTGGAGCGGCGCAAATGTATGCTGTAGGTTCAATAAAAGATATTGCCATAGATAGTTTAACTTCAGTTATACCACCATTGGTTGCAGGAGTTGTGGTTCCAAATGCTTCACCTTTAACAACTTGGGCTCAATTACAAGCGTTACCATTTAGCGGCAATGCTATTAATTATGCTGGCGAAGGCTCTAAAATAATTAGAACGGCTGCTTAATTATTTAATACCAGATATATAAACTAATTCTTTAGCTTTATTTATATCTAATTCATCTTTTAATAAAATATGTTCAACTCCATAAAATATTAATGGATCCTCTTTTGTTTTAACAGTTTAATAAAATATTATATTTTATTCTTTTTAGTATTCGAAACTGTAATTTCCGAACCATTCAAATCAAAAAATCCATCTTCTTTCCAAAAGAATTTTTTGGGTTTATTTGAATGATATAATAAAAATGTTGCGGATGGCAAATATTTTTCATGATTTAAACTTGCATTTAAATCCGCATCTGCTTGAAAAGAACAGTGTTTACAACTGAAACTTTTACCATTCCTATTTTTACTATATACAAAACCACAATGGCTACACCTTTGAGATCTAAAAGCTGAACTTTCTTCAGTTACTTGGACGCCAAGTTCTGATAAACGATCTAATAACTTTTCTCTAATAATGGTTTCGCCAAAGTAGTTTAAAAACTTTCCTATATTTTTCCCCTGTCTAAAGTTAGAAATTTTCTCTAACTTAACTTCTTTAATTTGATTAAAATTTAATTTATTAATTGCCCAATTAATATAATTATTTCTATGATCAAGAGCTTTATTAAAAGCTTTTGAGCCATTCTTTTTTCTTGAAATTTTCTTAAGAATAGAATTTAATGAATGACCATGAGGGCAATTTTTAGATTGCTGTCCATCTGACAAAGTAACAACTGAATTTATTCCAGTATCTGCACCTAAAATTTTACCATTTAAAATTTGTTTATTAGTTTTTATTTCCCAAAATAAATAAATACAATTTTTAGAAACGGATAAGCCAGAAAGAAGTTTTCCATTTGATTCAAGTTTTCTTGAATGTTTATTATGATTAAATGGAATAATTATCTTTCCATAAGATTTGCCAATAGATGATAAAATAAATATTGAATCAAAATGTTTGATATTTGATTTTTCAACCTTAGAACAAAGCGAATTAAATGCTGGCAATATATTATTAGGGTTGGGTTTAACTAATTTTTCTTTCTTTAAAAGATTTGTTAATTTTCTTGTTCTCTTACCTTCATTTTTAAATTTATTTAAAACAAAAAGTTTACGTTTTCGTTTTTCCAAAGCACTTTTAACAATACTGCAAGCTTGTGTTGATGCAACTTTTAATACTCTTTTTGATAAATCTGTTTTATATTCAATATTTGTCGTTGAGATAAATTGGGGGCAATCAAGCAAATCATTTTTGATATCTAGAATTTTTAGATTATCTTTTGCTTTAATAGAAATTTTATTATTCCATAAATAATTAATATAAAATTGAACAGCCTCATTATAGTTTTTTAAAAATAAAGCCAATTTATTACTTTTTTCTTTATTTAAATTAGAGATTTTATGTTTGGAAGTTTTAACTTTTTGCATCTAAAATCTCTTTTATTTTTAAAACTTTATTTTTTGTTCTTCTCAATCCATATAGCCTACAACAAAATGAAGTAATTATTGAAACAAGATCTTTCATTAAATCATATTCATCTTCATTAGTTTCGTTTATTGTTATTATTTGACAATTTAGTTTTTTTAAAAGACTTTCTAAATAATTAAATCCAAAACGAGTTAATCTGTCTTTATTTTCAATAATTATTATTGATGGAGAGCTATCAAGCATTAATAAAAGTTGTTTTCTTTTATCATTCATACCAGAAGCAACTTCTTTAAATACTTTTTTAACTACCAAACCTTTTGCTAAAGCAAATTTTTCGCATCTTTCAACTTGATATTCTAACTCTTTTTTTCTAGATTGATTAGAAACTCTACAATAAATAACGCATTCATCATTGTTTTTAGCTAAAGGCTTTTCGTTAATTAAAATGGTTCCTGTATCATATTGAACAGCATTTAGTATTTTACCAGCTTTAAACCACTTATATGCAGTTAGATAAGTTATCCCTTGTTGCCTTGCCCAATCTGATAACTTCATAAAATTAATAAGAAGTTATACATATAAAATATATTAAAAAATATTAAAAACTAATATAATCATTAAAATTATTTAACACATTCCACAAAGTATTTTATAGTTTTTTCAGGTATAAATTTTGTCTCTTTATAAGATGAAATATCAAGTTTTTTAAATTCTTGCTTTAATCCCTCATTATATAGACAAGCTTCTTTATTTTTCAAACATGATATTGGAAATTTATAATATTTAATTTTGTTATTATCATATAAACCAAGTAATTCTAAAGCCAAAAATATAATTTTAGGGTCTAAAGTTGAAAAGAATACTACATCATTCCAACTAGCATCTAATATTTTTATTTCCTTTTTTAATAGTTCTTTTCTATCTTTATATTTTTCTTTTTCTTCAGAAGAATTAAGTTCATTTAAAGGTTTTAATAAGTTTCCTTTTAACTTTTCGGGCTTGATATGATAAAAAAATTCCATCAAATTAATATTATTTTATGTTTTTAAACAAAAACTAGGCATATACAAAAATAAAATTGTACAACTAGCAAATTCTAGTTATATCTATAACAGAATTAGCAAAAAATTCTCAAGTAAGACCCCAGAGTAAGATTTTTAATTTAAAAAAAATAAATATAGGAAAATACAAAAATGGCTTTAAAACCACTATTTCAAGGACAAATGCCACAAATGTGGGATGGATATGATGGCGACTATCTTACTCTAAAAGGTGGAGAAGTTGTTCAAATGAGATCAGTTACATATTACGATCGTAGCCAAGCTCCTGCTGGCGCCGATTTAGTTTCATATGACTGGTTAAATGGCGACGGTTATGTTGGTACTTCTTCAAAAACTCGTCCATGCGTTACCAAGACTCTAACAACTGACAAACGTCCTTTATTCCTAGCGGATGAAGGCACAACCTATTACGGAACCCTTTTCGGTTCATATGTAGGTGGTGTTGGTGGTCAAGTAATGACAGCTACTCAAGTTGGACCTTCAACTGCTGCTGCTTCAGGTAAAGTAACTTGTTGGGACAAAGCTGGCTTATATGCGGTTTCATTAGACGCCGTAGATACAACTGCTACAACTGGTTTAGTAACTGGAAATTCAACTCTTGCAGTTGGTGATCCACTCTATGCTACAACCGCTGGTCTCTTAACCCCAATCAAAGCCTCTTCATTTGAAACTGTTTCAACTAAAGGTTTAGTCGTTGCTCGTTTCGTTGAATTCGTAACTGATGGTTCATTAGTTACAACTCCAGCCAACGTTGCTTCAGCTCTAAACTCACCAAGCGGTTCAGCTGGTTCAGTTAAACCACTTTCGTGGGCGGTCGTAAATTGGAGTCGGTTCCGACCCCGCTTTCTACGTTTAATTAGTTTTTTACTAAACTTAATTAGGCTTAAGACAAGTTACATAGCAAGATGCATATAAAAAGAGAGGAGTTTTTACTCCTCTCTTTTTTTTATTTTAATATTTTATTAGTTTTTTCCATATTTTCCAAAGACGATATAGGCCTTAAATTTTCTAAAGAAAAGCATTCTTTAAATGAACTATCTAACATTGATTTTATTTTAAAACTGGATAAAGGTTTTATATGATCAACTTGCCAAGTCCAAGTGGACTTATCATCATTATTCCATGAAACAATTTTATACAAACCCCAATTATCCCAATTCATCCATGGTTCAAATTGTTTTTCAATATGTTCTTTTAATTCTTCAATTGTATAACCGAAGAATTATTTTTATATCTTTTAAATAAGAAGCTCTTTGATTGTAAGGACAATATAAAAATTTTTTTTTGTCTAGATCTGGCAGTTATAATGCGTTTTAATTTATAATCTATTGAACGATTTCTTTGTGGAACAGGTAAGTTTTTATCAATATATTCTTTTTTTATTCTTTCATGAGTTTTTATTTTATATAATTGCCTTTTAATTAAAATCTTTTCTTTATTTACTTTAACATAATTTTTAAAAAACTTAGAATTGCAATCTTTGCACACCCAAGAATATTTGGTTGTAAATTTATCTATAGTTCCAACAAATGGACATTTAATGCATTTGTGAATTATTTCAAATTTTTCAAATGGTATAACTTCTATGTGTTCGGGCAATAATAATTTCGTCCAATTATCTTGATCTAACTCTAGATTAATTTTCAATCGCCAAACTTTATTCCAATTTTCCCATGTATAATTAGTATTTATAAAATAACTTTCAATATATTTAATAAAAGAATCGCATTTATTAGCGGATTTTGTTAAATGTCTATAACTATAGACCTTATTATATTTATTGTAATCATATAATTCTTCTTTTAAGATTTCAATAAAGAAACCATATTTATTTTTCCTGTAGGCATATTGTTTTTGATGTATTGTTTGCATAATAGAGCCTTGATGCATTACCAAGCTTTATATCATACTCTACTTAAGTTCTGATGTTCTAACATTTTATTTCAGCATAATTAGTTTTTTAATTTCAGCAAGTGGAATTTCTCTGATAAATTTCACATCAACAGATTGAATATTATTCAATATATGAATAGATTTTTCATATTCAAAAAACTTTATGTCATCTGAATAATTTTCTGATGTTAGCCAATTTGCGACATCACTTATTAGATTATTAAATGAAGTATGACCCAGTATAATACCGCTCTCTAATTGTTTAACCCATTTATCTGGATTTTCATCATAAGTTGATATATAAAATTTCATTTTAATAACAACAACTTTCTAGCTTCAATTTTATCAATTGATCTTATAAAAAATAGTTCACCATCAAAAATTTCAAATTCATAAAAATGAAATCTATTAATTTTATCATTTAAATATAAATTAAAATCATGATTATTAATAACATAATTTTCATCTTGAAAAGCTGAAATTTCTAAACATTTTGTTTCTCTATAATAAGTAATCCAAAAATCAGCGCTTTGATCAGTGATTAAATGTATTTTCTTACTCATAATTATCTCAACATTAAAAGTTTTTTAAATTCAACTTTGCTCATAGATCTTAAAAAATAGGCTTTTTCATCTTCATCAGATATTTCAAATTCATAAAGTTTTATATTATCACTTGTAGATAAAAATAAATCTATATCAAATTTACTTGGAAAATAGTTATCTTGAAACTGCACAATACTTTTTCTATTATTATTATTATTATTATTATTATTTGAAAGAATTTCTTTCCAATAACCAATACTTAGCGAAGTAATAATAAATATTTTTTTACTCATAATAACATTACCAATTTCTTAACTTCTTCAATTGTAAGTTTTATATATTCAGACATAACATAATTTTCATCATATTTGATTTTATAAACCACACGATATCCAGTATAAATATCCTCTAAAACATATGGCATATTAACCTCTTCTAATAACATTTCTATAAAATATTTTCTTTCAATATTACTATAATCATTATTAAAGTTTTCTATTTTATATAGACGATCAGCTCTAAGATATCCACTTTTCATTTTAATCCTATAATAGCATTAATAGCTTTTTAATATTATCATTTGATAGTTCAGATAATTTAATTACTTTATATTTGTTAGTTAACTTATTAATTTCAAGTTCAATTTTAAATGGAGTCCATTCTAAATTATGAATAATTTTAACTTTATAATCAGCTATAAACCAGTCATGAAATAAATCAATTATTTGAACATTATAATTAACATTCATTAAGTCATTTATATGACTAGTTAAGTCAGTTATATTTTTTAAATTTGTATAATAATAAACAATCATAATTTACCTCAATAATAAAAATTTCTTAACTTCTTTAATGGATACTTTTTTATATTTTACATTTATATATTGACCATTTTTAATATCAAAATCAATTCTATAGTATATATAAAAATCTTTTTTTAATAATTTATTACGTTCAATATTATAATTGAATTCCATTTCTAGCTCTTTCAAATAAAAACTAGGTTTTCTGTTTGTAAGATTAAGATAGCGTTCAAAATTCTTAGGATTATAGTCTGAAATTGCTGCAAGATAAACCATCATAATATCATACCCAATTGTTTTACTTGTTTCCCATTTAATAAAGTATAATTAAAGCTATTTATTACGTCCAATTTATTAAATTCAAGCTCAACTTTATAAAACTTATAGTTAATACTATTATCTTTAAGAAATAAAGATAAGCTTTCTTTTAATCTTGTTTTAAAGATATTTAAAAATTTATCAATATCTTTAGAATAATTAAATGTAATTTGAAATAGATTTTCTAAATCATTTGGATTATATTTAGGGTGAGTGGCAACATATATAATCATGATAGCATTATTAATTTCTTTAAGTCTTCATTATTTATTTTTTTAAAATTAATAATATTAATTGTATTATTAATAAATTCTATTTCAAATTGATGAAAAGTCCAATTTAATTCAGAATTATTTAATTTATCAGATGAATATATTTTTATATTTGTTGAAAAAGCACTATCAAGCATTTTTTTAAATTCATTTTTATCAAATGAAAAATATTCATAATAGTAATTTAATCTTTTATTTTGATCTTCTGATTTAAAATCATTGCCAAGAAATACTAAATTTATAATCATTTATCATTTTTGACTTTCTCAACCACCGAATTATACCAATTTTCTAATGATTGTGGAAATGGCCACATCCATAAATAGCTTGGCCCTGTGAATTGTTTTATAATAAATTGTTTAAACGCTTCATTTAATGCTTTATCGCCAAATTGTTCATATGCTACCCTAATTGTTTCAGCATAAGCTTCTTTTTCAAATTTAGCTCTAAAATAGCAAAGCAAAAATGGCAATGGAAAAAATAAATATAAAAAGCTATATAAAATTCTTCCATATTTTTTGCTTTGTTGCATATGGATTTTTTCATGTTTTAAAATTCTAACTTGAGAATATTCTGGCCAAGCTGCCCAGTGATCTGGAGTATAAACTGTATTTCCGATTGTAGTGGTAAAATTAACCATAAAATCTTTGAATAATCCAAATGTGATTATTTTTAAAAATACATTAATTGCTTTCATTAATTTGGAACTAGATTTTGGTATCATTTTAAAATCTGGAAATTCTGTTTGTATTTCTTTTATAGTGTCTATTAAGTTCATATTTATCCTATAGTAAAAGTAACGATTTTTTAACTTTATCTTGATGCATATTTATAAATTCTCTAAAAATTTGATGATAATATTTTCGTTTTTTATAAAAGACAGCTGATGAATTTATTATTTTAAGATGATCTTTAGCCTCTTTATTTTTATAAATATAGCTGCGCAATTTGTTTAAAATTTCAACCGAATCGCAAAAACATAAATTGACAATACTATCAGAGTCAATAAGAGTTTCCTTTATTGAAAGATCATTAATGTAATATTCTTGACCTAAATAATAATGATAAGTTATCTCTTCGTCGCTTAATGTGAATATATACATTTTTCCTTTTTTATAGTAAAAGTAGCGATTTTAATACTTTGTTTTTATGTTTATTTATAAAATTAATAATAATATCAATATCTATGTTATTGCCACTACCAATACTAAAATATTCTGACTCAATTATTTGAATTGAATCAATATAAGATAATTTCATGGTCTCAATATCAAGATGAGATAAAACATTTATTTTGCATAAATTAATTTTTTTATCCCCACTAATAATTGTTAAACCTGAATTTTTATTTATTTCATGAATTTTTATATTATAATGATAACTATTATCATTATCACTTAATGTGAATATGTACATTTCATTCATCAATCCATTTAATTAAATCATTTAATTTAGCACTTCCAACTTTTCTTTTAACCTCTTTTTTATTTTCCAATAAAACTAAAGTTGGCACGCTTTTAATTGAAAATTCGGCAACAAGATCTGGAGCATTATCTATATCTACAGAGCAAATAACTATATCATCTCTGGTTGATAAAAGTTTATCCAACACTGGTTCTAACATTTTGCATGGTATGCACCAATCTGCATTAAAATCCAATATAACTTTAGTATTTTGACCTGCACAATTATATGAAAGCGCATCATCTATTTCATTTAAATGTTTAATTTGTCTAAAGTAGTGTTTCATTATTTTCCTTTGTGTTATGCTTTTATATTAAAGCCAATAATTTCCCTATATTTTTATAATCTATATGATCAAGTTTTAATTTTGAAAGCATTAAATTATGACTGCAACAATGAAATTTATTATCTGATTCTAATTCAAAAAATAATTTAATATCTTTATAAGAAAAGGAAATATCTAAAGATGGAAAATCCCCATCATTATAAATTGCAAATCTAAAATCTTCATTTTTACATTTAAATATAAACATATTTCCAGCTCTTTTATTAAAGAAATTAAGCGTCGTATCTCTATAATTAATATACAAATGTGTTTTTAATTTTTCACTGCATATAGGACAATAAGCTTTAAAATTGTTATAAAATTGCTTTTCTAATTCAAATTTTTTAATACGCTTATATATTTTTCTATTTTTATAAACATATCTATATACAAATTTTGTTCTTTTAATATAAGGGTAAATATGAAATTTCTTTATTTTCATTTTAATATCAATAATTTCTCTATGTTTTTATAGTCTATAGATTTTAAGCCTTTAATATATGAGGTGGGCAGCACATGTTTATTGTTTTTCTCACCATAATACAATATAGATTCTCCCGATTTTTTAAAGAAAAATCCCATATATTGCATATTTCCTTTAGTAAAAAAAACCGAATTATATCCAACAGAAATTTCTGAATAACTACTATCTATAATAAAACGCCAATGGTTATTTGAACATATAAAACTCATATTGTGCAAATTAGCAATATAACTTTTATTATAATCAACATAGGCTTTTGTTTTAGCTCTACTTTTCAACAATAATGAATTATTACATAAGGGGCATCTTATATCTAGATTTTTTAGATAGCTAATTTCTTTTTGATTTCTTTTATTATATCTGCCCAGTTTTTTGTCTTTTGTATAATTATAAATCATTAAAAATGCGCCAAAAGACGATGTAATATCTAATTTAATTCTTTTAATTTTAAATTTTTTCATTTATTTTCTTAAAAACATGGAATATTTTTCAATACAAGTAAATATAACCTGCTGGTTTTAACTGGCAATTATAAATAATTCTTGTTAAAAATAGTTTTTAACAGAATTCGCTGATAGTAATATTGGCACAAAAACAAAAAGGTAAACAAAGAATGAATATGTTTAATAGCAAAGGTGAAGTTAACGCTTCATCAGTTAAAGAAGCTTTGGAAGTTATTTCCAAATATGCTTCAATTATGGGAGAAGGTCTCCCATCAAATGTTGGATTAGCTGAAGGTCCATCATTTTCAGATAGCAAACAAGATGAATTAATCTCACGTGCTATGTTTACTCAAGAAGGAAAACTTGCCCTAGCTCAAACTATGGCGAATCCCATTCGTAAGAATTTGGATTATCATGGTGTAGGCCGTAGAGCCCTTGTTGTTGATGCGTTAAACTAAAGCTAGCGCATCTAAAATTTGGCTGTATGCTGGAAACTCTAGTTAAGCTAAATGTACTTTAAAATATACAAACTTTGCATTGAAGCTAGTTTATAAAACAAATTAAAGTTAAAATCATTTAGATATAGACAATCAGCAGGAAATAGTATGAAAGAATTAGATAAATCAATATTAAGAGACCTTTATGTTTTTAAAAAGAAATCTTGTTACGAAATAGCAGAACTTCTTAATACCTCTTTTCAAGAAGTAGAAAAATATTTAGATTTATATGATATTGCAAAAAATCCAAAGCAAAGAAAATTCGAGCATTTAATTGGAACTCCTTTTACAGAAGATCAAAAAGAGTTTATAATTGGATCGCTTATACGGAAATGGAAAGTTAGAAGGTAAAAATAAAGTTTACCGATTAACAATTCAAAATAAAGATAAAAGCTTTGTTTTATGGCAAAAATCTAATCTCGCAAATTTTGTTAATGTTATTAAAGAGTTAAAAGATGGTTATGATACCATTTATAAATTCTCAACATTATACAATAATGAATTCTCATTTTACAATAAGCTTTTTTATCAAAATAATAGAAAAACAATAAAAGAACAATTGATAAGTAAAATTACCAATTTCTCTTTAGCTGTATGGATAATGAATTCTCGGAGAAATAAAAAACCGGAATCACATTAAAGCTTCATACAGAAATGTTTACTGAACCTGAGCATTTAATATTGCAAAATATTTTAAAACTCAAATTTGATATAAAAAGTAAAATATGTAAATATAATAGAAATAACAAAGAATATTGTTATTTGTCTATAAATAAAGAAAATTCATTAAAGTTAAATAAAATTACCGAGCCTTTTTTCAAAGAAAGAGAAACTTTTCTTACTAGCTCCTCAACGACTAAATGCCAAAATGATATGATAAGTCATATTATGTGATATAGTCTGACCTTTATATATAATATAAAGTTAACATATGTAGCTCAAGGAGCCTTACCAACATATGAACTTGATATTGACGTAGCTGCTGTAGTTGTTTCCAGTAACGGTGCTGTTCCTGAATCTCGTGTTTGGGGCTCACGCGTTATGGTTCCAACTTGGGAAGTTGCTTCAAATCCAACTATCCGCTTTGCCGAAGCGCAACGCAGACGCTTTAATGTTATTGATCGTGCAATTCAAAAAGCTCGTCAAGAACTTATGGCTCAAGAAGACTTAAATGTCTTTGCTGCTCTTGACGCGGCTGCTACAGTTGAAAATCAAGAACAAGACATGACCGATACAGGCATGTTAAAACGCGATCTCTTAGAACTCAAAAAACAAGTTGATAAATGGGACTTACTAACTGCTAAGTTCTTCATGCATATCAATGAATTCAATGATATTCTAAACTGGGGTTCAGGTGGTGGACAAGGTACTGGTGGTGGTGATTTCGATCCCGTTAACGTTGTAGCGGCATAATTTAAACTCTCATAGTTTAGTTATGAAAATTTGGCTATATGCTGGAAACTCTAAAAACTTAAGTACTTTCTAATTGTACAAACTTAGCATTGCAGCTAGTTTAATTTAAAGAAAGTGAAAATCTTAAAGTTGATATAGACAATCAGCAGGAAAAATCAATGAAAAAAATAGATATTCCTAAAGAAAAACTAATAGAATTTTACGTAAAACAAAAATTAACAATGGAGCAAATAGCAACCATTTATTCTGTAAATAGAACAACTATTAAGAATAAATTAAAACTATATGATATTCCAGTTAGTTTTGATAAAAGAAAATTCCAACAAATAAAAAACTCTTGTATATCAAATATACAAGAACAAATAATGGTTGGATCTCTGCTTGGTGACGCTTCTTTAATAAAGAGAAATAAATCTCCTTATTTTAAAGTTGCACATTGCAAAGCTCAAAAAAATTACGTTTCATATTTATATGATAATTTAAGAAATTTAACTAACATGAAAATTTCTGAAATTATTGATAAAAGACAAAATTCTATAATGTATTCTTTTAATACATTGGAAAATAACTCGCTAAATTATTTACATAATTTGTTTTATGTAAATAAACAGAAGGTTATATCTGATAAATTAAAAGATTACCTAACACCTTTAGGTCTAGCAATTTGGTTTATGGATGATGGAAGTAAAAATAAAAACTCTTCTTCTTTTCATACAGAACGGATTTTCGTTTGAAGAAAATACAATTCTTAAAAATATATTAAAAGATAAATTTAATATAGAAGCGAAAATTTCAAAAACCAAATCATACTTTTATTTACTTCTAAACAAAGAAAATACTATAAAATTAAATAACATTATAAAAGACCATGTTATTGAATGTATGAAATACAAATTGATTGCTCCTCAACGACTAAATGCTAAAATAAAAACTTAATATGAATTAAGTTTTTATGTGATATAGTCTGATCTTTATCGAAAGATAAAGCGACGCTCTTAACTTCAAGCGTCTTTAACATTGCATGTACAATGCGTGAAGTTCTTCAAACTGGTCTCTATGGAAAAATCTTTGGCGCTGACATCATCGTTTCAAAGATCGTTCCACCAGGAACTGCTTATGCTGTTGCTGATCCAGAATTCGTTGGTGTAATGCCAGTTCGTCAAGACATCAGCGTAATTCCAGCTGATGAACCACGTAGATTAAGCCTTGGATGGGTAGTTTACGAAGAATTGCGGTGTTGGTATCTTGGTTCCAAGAGGCGTTGCCAAGTCCCGCAAAAGCCTTACAGTAGGCGTTTAATTAATTAACGCTTAAATAAAGCTAAATAAAAAAGGAGAGTATAAATACTCTCCTTTTTTTTTCTTTTATTCATCCTCACCTTCTATTTCATCAAACTCATCATTTTTATATTCTAATTTTTCATACCATCTATCATCATTATTCAACATATCCATTATCACCTCATCACCCGCAAACTCTTTCTTAAATAAAGTTCTGAATGTGATGAAATAATCTAATTCATTTTTATCTTTATCATCTCTAACTTTTCTTAATGTCTTAGCTGATAAACCTGTTTCATCTTCCATTTCTTTTAAAGAAAATTCTGTATCCATCATATCATAAATTTTTTCTTTATATCTAGATATAATCTCTTCTCTTTTGGCCACATAAGTTTCTAATTTATCAAACCTATGCTTTTTCCTATCTAAAAATACAGTGGCATCTTTATAAATCAATTTTCTAAAATTATCTATTGAAGACTGACCTTTTAATTCTAATACTTTAATTTGATTATTTTTAATATCATAGACACCACTATTTATATTATATTTAGCTAATAATGTTTTTAATTTATCTCCAAATAATTGTGATAAGTAAATTTTACAAGCAAAAATTCCATTCTCACCTTCTTGAATATTTCCATCTCCATCAAAATATCCTCTCACGAAATGAGGAAATACTTTTTCATCCTCGGCCCATTTTGGAAAATCTAATGTTAAGCTTTTAGCTGGACCTATTCCTAGTGAAATCATTTTAGCAACAAGTTTTTTAGAACTGACTTGCAATCTACAATGTTTATAGATTTTATCTTCACCTTTTCTATCAAATATTTTAACTCTATCTTTTGCATTTTCTTGATAAAACATTGGTGCAAAGGTGTATAATATATCTACATCAACTGCATTCAATTCAACTTTTAAATATTTTTCGCTTTTAGATACATTTCCATCAGCGCAAAAGAATCCAAGAAAATATGCTGTCAATTCATTTGTTAAATCATCAAAGCAATCCATTTTTAATTTTAGTTTTCTATGAGCATCTTCATTTTTTCTAACTTCAATATTATTGCTTTTTAAATAATTATAAACGGACATTGCATCCATATTATGCTTTTTACCTAAAGCTTTACAAGATGGTTTGCTATCTAAATCAAATGATTTATATTCGTTAATCATATTAGTAATTTGATCATCTGTAAACTTACCATTTGCTTCTTTAACATTTCTAGTTACCTTACTATCTCCCGCACGGTTCAAAGCTCTCCTAACAGAGTTAGGATGCAGCCCAAATTGTTTAGCAATGCTTTCTCCGCCCATTCCGTTTTTGTATAACTCTTGCATTTGAGCAAGCTGCTCTTTGGTGATTATATTTCTCATTTTATTTCAACATCATTAATTTTTTCAATTTATCAAATTGCTTATTTTTCAATAAATCCAAATAAAACTTAATTTCTTTAATTGAGGCTTTGTCATTGATATATAAATAAGTATATTTTTTATTATTTTCATAAATTAAATGAATGCCAATTCGGCGATCATCTTGTATCATTCTAACTAAATATTTTGATTGAAACCATTTTTCTTCCGGAATATCAACCGCAAAATTTATTAAATATAAATTCATGACCTTTTCCACAGAACAAATGTGATCATGAGAAGAACAAATATAACTGTTAACTTTTTTATCAAAAATATCTACTAGTTTTCCTATTATTTTGTCCAC